TTTTTCGCTAAAGTAATTCTTTGATTTCCTTTTAAAACTGTATACCTCTTTTCTATATAGGGGATTCCTAGAGCACCCATTCTAGGTGTTTTTGAAATATGTCTTTGTTCTACTTCTATAGCATTTATCATATTAAATTTTTTTGATAAATCTTGTAAGTAAACTTCGTTTTCTTCGTAGTATTTAATATAACTTATATCACTTATCTTTAATATCTTCTTTTTCGGGTGTGATGTTTTTGCTTTTAGTATTTTCATCTTTATTCTTTAACATCTTTTGTAACTCAGCAGTAGAACCAACAAACAAGGCATTTTTAATTTGAGGACTTGCTGTTTTTGGTAATTCTTTTAAATCTTTTAATTTTTTTTGTAAGTCTTGTAACTTATCAACTGTATTAGCAACATTTGTAATTAATTGACCAGCAACTTCATAAGCTCTTGGGTGTTGTCCTTCTCTGGCAATATCTAATATGCCTTCTATTGCTTCTTGTCCTTTTTCTATTAGATTATAATAATTTTCTCTACTATAATCGTAGTCATTATCAATGTCAGCTTTATTTTTATTTTCAGTTCTAGGAACAATTGGAACCTGTGGCTTAGGTTCTTCTTTAGGTTTTTCTTTTTCAACACCTAAAATTTCATTGACTCTATCTTCTAATTTACTCATAATAATTATTTATTATATGTTTTTTTTAAAATAATTAGGTAAGCCTAAATGTTCTCTTGTATCAAACATATTTTCCTCAGCTCCTGGAGTTTTTTTATTATTATAATGTAAAAAAACTTGAGCACAATCATTTCCTTCAAATTTTTCTCTCCAATGTTCTAAAATATTTCCTTTATAAACTAACATATCTCCTGGATCCATATCTACAGATAATCCTTTATTGTCTGTAGTTCCAGGATATCCTTCGCTAGGTGTTCCTATATTTTTATATGGTTCTATAAAAATAGGCCATTTATCTCCACCTAAAAACATTGTGGTTGATATTTCACAGCTAAATCTATCTTTATGTCTTTCTAATACATCACCTTTTTTGTAGATACGAGCATATGAATATGTTGGAGTTAATTCTAATCCTGTTGTTTTTTCCATAATATTATGACACAACAACAATAATGTTTCCATAGCAATATCAGCATAATGAGAGTAGGTATTAGGTGCTTGAGGGTCGCTATAATAACCCCAATCATTATTAAATTTTGATATATAGTTGTATTTAGAAAATATACTATGTACCTGTCTTTTCATTAAAAAATAATTATAAACAAACTCTGCAACTTTAGGTTCTATTGCTTTTCTAATTATTGTTATATTGTCTTTTTGAAAATCAAATTCCATACTATCTCCAAGGTTGTCCTAAATTCCATAACACTAAAGAATATCTTGTTCCTTTTACAACAGGAGATACTCTATGCCATACAAAACTAGGAAAAATTATTATCGACCCTCTAGGTCTTATTTGTGTACAGGTATTTATTGAAGCGTTTTTGTGTCTTTCCCAATCAACTTGATTTCTAAAATCAAATTGTAAATTACCACCTTCATATTCGGACGGATCATTTAACGAAATTGTTACGGATAATTTTCTTATTTTACCATTTGTATTTGGATTATCAGGAGCATTATAGGGTTCTTCCCAACTATCACAATGCCAGCCATAGTATTGTCCTAAACCATATTTTGTAAATTGACAACTTTCTGAAAAATCCCATTGAAAATTCCAACCAGCTTTTTCATTAGCATCGTGTATGAAAGGGTGTATTGTATTATAAATCCACTGATCGTTTAACCAAACAACTTCTGATTTTCTTTTTTCTTGTATATTGTTTATTTCTTTAGCAGTCAAATCTTTTCTTCCTTCACTGCTACCTGTTACAGCCATTTGAGCTTGTTGCTGTTTTCCTGTGTTTATAACATCATCACAAAATTTTTGAGGTAATGCTGCTTCATAATAGTAATAATAATTTTTTAAATTCATATCGTTATTTATCTATCTCCTATCTCCTCTATAATCATAATGACACATATGTAACCATCCTGTTATAATATATTTTTCCTGTGTTGGTGAAACTATACCTCTGTGTGTGTGAGTAAAATCTGTAGGCCAGATAACAGTTAATCCCTTTTTAGGTTGTATTTTTATATTTTGATATAACCATTCAGTTTCTCCTTTATCTGTAACATCATTTAAATATGTCATAAAAACTAAAGCTCTATTATACATTATTGAACCACTGGATAATGCTGCGTTATCTCTTTCACAGTGCCATTTTTTATAACCACCACCAGGAGCATAATGTTGTATTATAGTTGCATCTAAAGTATGATACAATCCATATAAATTATATTTGTCAATATATGATTGAGTACCTTTACTCAATTCTTTAAAATATTTTTGTATTGCTGAATTGTTAGAAGAATTAAAAATTGCTACATCTGTCGAATCTTTTATACTTTTATCTACACCAAAATTAGAGGATCCTACGGATTTATATTCTTCGTGTTTTTTATGATAGTCTATAAGTTGATCGCAAAGACTCAGGTCTTCTAAAAAATATTGATATATAAAAGTTTCCATAATATAATAAGATTATTTATACTAGTTATTCATCACCATCTTTTGTAGGATTATATGATCTACCATCATCAAATACACTTATTGTTGTTGTAAATCCAAAATCATCATCTGCATCTGCACTTAATGGATCAGGAACAACAGTAACTCTACTTTCTCTTGCTGTTGCCGTAGTATCACTATATGTGTCTGCTTGTGTTTCTTTGATAACTTTTGAAGTATATGGAGGACCAAATAAATAAGTTTTTGCTGTAAAACTTAAAGTATAAGTTACTGCTCTTCTTGTAGTAAAATCACCATCGTAAGTGTCTTCATAACTTACATCTGTCAATATAATAGGAACATCTCTTTTTATTCCCATTTCAGGTATCAAGTTTAATGTTACTGTATAATCAGGTTGAAAATATGGTAAAATTTGTTCTACTATTTGTAAACCATTTTCAGCGTTTGCTGTAAAAACATATAGTTTATAACTTATATTATAAGGAACAGGTGTATAATTATAATTAGTAACTTCTGTACTTCCTGTTTTTACTGTTCTATATTTTTGTATTCTTGTTAATTTTCTGCCACCATCATAAGCAATACCTGAAATTTCAAATCCCATTCTTGGTAATGTTATCGCAAACTCTCTATTTTCTAAACTAGACTGTTGATCCAATCTAACCATAAATTTTTCTTTAGGACCATAAGCTAGAGGAACTCTAATACTTTGTATGGTACTATCCCCTGATCGTTTCTTTACTTGAATATTATTGAAAATTGTACCAAATGCAACGGTCAATTTTCTCATACCTTGATTGTAAAAATAATTATTAAACATTAATTAAAATCTCCTGGTTCACCAAAAGGATTACTTTCAGAAAAGTCTAAAATATCATCTAAAGTGGTTTCAGTATTAAATCCTGCTTCACTCTCAAAATCATCATTATCAGCATATGCAGATTGTGTTCCTATGTCGTAACTTTCTAATATTAGATAATTAGATTGACCATCTGCTCTATCGTGTTCTAACAATAAAGAACCATCTTCATTTTCTAAATCAATTTGGAATGCTGTTTGATTTAGTGAGTAAGTATCTTCTGCTGCGTCTATAACTCCAACACCTGTGTCTAATTCTTCACTACTGTATTCCCATCTAGTTACTTTTAATTTATATACAGGTAAATTTCCTAATTGAAAAAATGGTTGTTGATCTTCTACAAATAATATTTCAAAAAAACTATTCATCAAAGGAAGATATATAATATCACCTTCATTAGGTCTTCCTTCTTTTACAAGTGTTGCTTTTTGATCTACTAATAATTCAAATCTTCTTTTAGAAATCATAAAAGTAGTATCTTCTCTAATTTCTAGTCCAAACTTATTAATTAATTCTTGTTGACCAGCAAAACCCTCCGCCGTTTCAAAGTATGCTTCTATTGGAAATGCATCACCAAATCTACTTGCAACATCTTCACCTAATATAATGTCTTTATTTACAATTGATCTTGGTAAGTAATATACCATATGACCATATTGTCTTAAACCTTCTATGATTAAATCTTCGTGTAATCTTTGTTCGGCTGTGTTTCCTATGCCGTTACCGTTTTGAAAATAATGGTTAACTGGCATATCATTATCCTACCATTATTGCTGGTGCAGTTTCGTATGTATCTCTGATTTCTTTTTCTAATTTTTCAATATCAGCCTCAGCTTCTTGCATAATTTTTGTTCCGTTTAAAGTTACATTACCTATCATAGTAACGCCATCAAACTTACTCAAATTTTGTCCCCATTGTTTTTTAATTAAGGCAGTTGTATATCTTTTCAACCATATATCATTAAATACATCAGTATATGTTGCTGGATCTAATTTTCTATAACAATCTATAATTAAAAACTCATCTTCAGTCAAATCATTAGTCCAATCCATATCAATATATAATCTATTATCGTGTTGTTGAAATCTTATTGGTTTCTTACCTACTAAAATCTGGTCTAAAAAGTCCAAATGTCTTAAAACCATATCATAGTTTATAACTGATGTAGAAGCAAAATCATATAAATCGTTTAATCTTAATTGGTATCTAACATCAAACATATTCATATTGGCTTTATCAGAAAAAGAAAAAATGTTTGTGACTGCTAAAACAGTATCAGGTACAGATAGATAATTGTTTTGCTCGTACCAAGTAGTTGTGTTGCCTGATGCTATATCAGTGGCAACTTCTGATGATTGTGTAGGATTTTTTAATCTTAATTTGTCGGCAGCTGTTAATTTATATTTTAGATATGTTCTTCTTATACCCTCATAGTGAAATTGAGCATAAAATTGTAACGCCTCGTCAAGTCGGTCTTCTAGTTGGTCATTGTCAACGTTAATTTCAATGACAGGTTTTCCTAGTCTTCGTAAAGCGTATTGTTTTAATGTTTCTCTAGTATTAGGGTTTGCCATTCACCATATTCCTTTTATAATGAGATGAAGAAATATGGATTAACCTAATGCGATAGCTTGTGCGATAGCGAAAGGTTTAGTAGAAACATCAGCACCATTTACTTGAAGTGAACCTGTTACGTTCAAAGCTGAACCTTCAATGTATGTTTGTATATCACTTGCTAGTACATATTTTTCAGTACCACCATCTGAAATAGCAAATTTATCACCATCTACAAGTGTTGTTCCTGACCCATCGGTCATTCCATCTATGTTTAGAACAGCCTCAACATTTCCAAATTCCAATGCTGTTGCACCCGAATTTACTTTTAATACCTGACCTGCTGTTCCTAAACTTAAAGAGGCACCTAGACCACCGTAAGCTAAACCTACAAATTCACCTGATTGAAATTCCGCTAATCCTGTAGCGTTTCCATCTCCATCAAAGACTGTTCTTATTGGTACTTTTGCTGCCATAATTCTTCTATTCTCCTATCTCTATTTATAATGTTTTTGTCCTTAAAACTCAAATAAAGTTACTCCAGTTTGATTGCTACCATTTGCTAAAGTAAATGTTTGATTTTGAGTAAATACTGTAGATGTTGTACCTGCTGAAAACTTAAATGATCTAGCGGCCGTAACTAATCCACCAGCATTTGTGAAAAATGGTACATTTCTAACAGCAGCACCTGTAGCCGCATCAGCGGATGCTATACTATCTTCTCCAACTTTTGATCCTGTTGGTAAAGTGGCACCTGTAGCCGAAATTAAAATTTGTCCTGTTCCATCACCAGAGATAGTTGCACCACCAATATCTATCGTATTGCCTGATAAGTATAAATCTCTCCATCTTCTATTTGGTGAACCTAAATCATATGTAATATTATTTAATGGTTCTAAATTTGAAATAAATCTACCATTAACAGTAATTGTATCTTCGGTAGAGTCACCTGAATTAACTCCTAAAGTAACATTACCTCTTAATGTAGAAGCGCCAGAAACATCTAAAGCTCCTGTTGCTGTAACATCAGCCGCTCTAATATTAGCATTTGTTATTGATAAATTACCTGTACTTGAACCAGTAAATGTACCTGTTCCAAATACT